CCGAGCTGGCTGTAGAGCTGGCTGCGGATCTGGCTGTCGAGCTGGCTGTCGAGCTGGCTGTAGAGCTGGCTGTAGAGCTGGCTGTAGAGCTGGCTGTAGAGCTGGCTGTAGAGCTGGCTGCCGAGCTGGCTGTCGAGCTGGCTGTCGCCTTCCTTCAGGAGCGCGAACACGACGTTCACGGCAATCTCGCACATGGCCGGAGACGAGAAGTGAAGGATGATCGGATCAGCCTTGCCGAGACGTTTGTAGAAGCCGCGGATAACTTCGTCGCCGGCCGCAAAGTCAGCCGGGTCGCAGCAAAGACCGATCTGTCTCCATTCCTCGCGGAATTCGAGAAGACGTGCCTCCTGCGCTTCGGTGAGTTTCATGATCTTCGCCATCTGGCGTCCCCTTAGATTTGAGTGGTTTTGGAAAAATCAGGCGGCGGAAGCGAAGTCGGCGCGATATTCAGAAATCGCCTCGCCGAACGTTTCCTGCGCGTGCTTGCTGTTTTCGATCTGCTTGGAAATGGCTTCGAAGAGGGTCTTGTTGACGGAGCTCGGGAAGCCCATGGCGCCAGTGCCGAAACGGTCGAGAACCTTCCCGCCGATCACGATGCGCCCGACATAGAAATCGTCGTCGCAATCTTCGACGAGCGTTGCCACGCCCCAAGCCATGAGGCCGTCGCCGATAAGCTCGATTTCCTCGAAGGTGTATTCGATCTCGAAACGGTCAGCCTCAGCCATCATCCTCATCCTTTGTTGAAGCGGGAGAAGGTTGGGGGTCTCTCGCTTTGGTGAGGATTAATTTCCACTATGGAAAATGATAAGTCAAGAGATATTTTCCGAAATGGAAAACGTTGTTGCGGTATTTTTTCAACCCGCGTAGAATCACCAACGCAAGAAGCCCCGCTCGTGGCACGGTGGGTTTCGTGTTCATGTGACTTTGTGATCGCTCCGATTGCACAAGAGGCCGGCCGGCGGCCTACCAACCCGCCGGCCGGCAAGCAAAAAGCCCGCACGAGGCGGGCCGGGGAAGGGGTGGCAATAATGCTAGCTGTATTCGGTGAGGCTGTTTGGGCGGTGAAGGTCATTTTCACCGCGTGGCTTGATCACTGGGGTCTCTTCCTGGCAATGATCGTGCTTACCGTTTTTATTGATCAGTTCGTGATCCCTATGGCCTTCACTCTGAAGTGATGTAGTCCTTGATCATGTCTATCAAAAACGCGGCAATCATGCACCCGCCAAGTACAGCGACAGGCATTAACGGGTGGAAAGGCAGCGCGCTCATTTCGGAGAAACTATCCGGGATACTCGCCTTTTTGACCGCAGCCGCCCCCATTCGTAGTCCATAAATGAAAGCGCCGTACAGACACATCCCAGCGATGGCGCACCGACAAACAAGAGAGACTACTCTTTCATACTGTGCAGGATTTTTGAACGCCAAGGCCCCGGCGCCAAGAATAACAGACACAGCAACAGCAACAATGATGCTCTGAATCAATGCCCCCTCCAGTCCTTAAATCACGGTTCCGGCCCTTCAGCCTTCATCCGTTCCCATTCCTCGGGCGATAGCGCTGCTTGAAGCGCGGCATCCGCCATATCCAGGTATTGCGTCCACATCGGCTTCTTGTCGCGGACGATGTTTTCGGGGATGTCGAAGTGGCTGCAAAGGGCGCGAGCTGCACGTTCGCGGGGAGGCTTGGGCTTTCTCATGGCTTGTACTCTTCCATTGCTACTTGAAGAGCGGATTGAGTAGCTGGGCCCATAGTGAAAGGCCTTGAGTCACGATAGCAGGTCAGTTCCCCAATGAAGACGGCAGCTTTCAATTTTGCCTTCTCGCTTCCATCGCCATCAATCACGTCAGATAGGTAAACCATGTGGTCAATGTACGCAGCAGAGGGCGGGAAATCGCTCTCATGCATCTTGGCCTTGAAGTATCGCACCAGCCGACGCTTTACGAAAAGATGGTAGGAAAGCCAGAACTTGACGAATCCCCAAAGCCCTATAGCGAGAGGCAAGAGCCAAAGAACTGCCATGGCGACAAAGAAGGCAAAGAGTTTATTACCTTCTGCCGCAAACTGCGAGAAAACAGCGGCCCCAACAAGGTCAAGGACACAGAAAAACGCAATCTCCAGCCATTTCATAAGCGCCCCCGATCACATCCTTGTAAACCTGCCGACGACGCGGCTTAATCGTTGGTGCCGGTCCTCTTCCGCACGAAATCTGCAAAATTCAAAACTTCGCGCTTCTGCTCTTCAGACATTCCGCGAAGCAATTCTGCCGGGGTCGGCGCGGATGGATCACGAAACAAGTCGTTAATTTCCTCCAAGTCCAATGCCTCCCTGAAACGTTCCAGCCAATCAAGGTCGATCTTGTCGGGGTTAGCGAGCTTCTTTGTGATCGTGCCCGGAGACACGCCCATTCTATGAGCGAGGCGCATCCTATCTAAGCCAGGAATGGTGGATATCCATTCGTCAACATAGATCCTTGGTGGGCGGCGGCGGCCAATTCTATCAATCATGGCGGCATCTTAGCTTTCCGTATTGGAAACTGCAAAATTTCCATACCGGAAAACAAAATGCTGGACTTTCGTTTTCCGATATGGAAAATGGAGTTATGAGCACGATCCTGAAGCAATGGCGTTCTGAAACGCAAACACCGGCTGAGCGTATCGCCCAAAAGATCGGCGTGACGTTAGCGATGTGGAGCCGTTGGGAAACTGGTAAGCGCCGCATCCCGGCGGAACGGGTTCCTTCAATTTCGGAAGCGACAGGCATCCCCCCAGACCGCCTCCGACCCGACGTTTTCGGCGCGCGGGAGACCGCCGCATGACGGACTCTCAAACCATCACGGACGATATCCGCGACACAGCAAAGCACATTGCGGAGCAGCCGTGGCTTACCCGCGCCGAGCGGGACCGGATGGCCGAGCAGATCGCCAAAGCCATCCACGACGCCGTTATGGCGGGGAAGCCAAAGCTTCAGCCAATCGAGACCGCACCGTGTCTCGAAAGGATCATGGTCGCCGGTTGGCAAGAGCGCCATGGCAACGTCGGTGGATATTGGTGGTTTCACGAGGACTGTGTTGAGGGCGGGAAGGCCATAGGCACCCCGCACGCGACCCATTGGTTCCCCATCGTGAAGCCTGGCTTCGCCGCCGCTCCGAAAGCGGAGGGTAAGTAGATGAGCGCTCGTTTCTGGATGGTCTACGGTCTTCACCAAGGCGCACCGACCGCCCGTCACAAGACGGAGCATAGCGCGATTGCCGAGGCTAAGCGCCTCGCTCGCCTCCGCCCCGATGTCGAATTCTTCGTTCTCGAAACGACGCATCACGTTGTCAAGCGCGACGTGGACGTGACCGTGCTCAACCGCGACAGCCGCGAGCCCTGGGGCCGCGATGCCGACGACGATATCCCGTTCTGAGGTTCTGACATGTCCGATGCACACGCAGTATCCCGTGACCAGCTCCGTTCCTTCATCGAGCGGATCGAACGTTTGGAAGAAGAGAAGAAGACCATCGCCGACGACATCAAGGACGTCTACGGCGAAGCCAAGGGCACGGGTTTCGATACCAAGGTCCTGCGCAAGCTCATTTCCATCCGCAAGCAGGATCGGGATGAACGTGCCGAGCAGGAGGCGATCCTCGACATGTACATGATCGCCCTCGGCATGGTCGATGAGTCGACAGGCTATGACGAGCCGCGCCAGTCCGAGCCGGTCGAACGTCAGCCCGCCATGGCCCTGCGCTCCGACACTGGCCTGAACATCGTCACCAAGCATACTGAAATCGCAGCTTCGCCGGAGACGGCGACCGAGGTCCCAGCGCAGGACGGCGGAGGCACAGCCCTCGGCGAAAGCCACGGCGATAAGTCCAATGCGGCGCGACCGGCATCTGTAGATGCTCAACCAAACGGCAGGGGCTCGGCGGGAAAGGCCGAGGAGAGCGTCGTGACGGCGGGAGAGACCGCAACCAATTCCCAATCGGACGACGGCGCAATCGCTGCAGTGAACGGCAAGGCCGGACTGGCGAACGCCGATGGCGTTGAACCGTCGTCGTCCGACCAGTGCGCGGCACCTGAAAAGGACGCCGCAGCGGGCGAGCGGAGTGTTGAAGCCGATGGTGGAGCAGCGCTCGTCCGCACCAATCCGAAGCCGAAGGTTTCCTTCCGCCCGAACTGCCTCCAACCCGAAATGTGCCGAAGCGGAACGCGAGATCATTGCTACTCGTGCCGCAAGGCTATGGCGCAGCATGAGGACGCCGCGTGATGGGACCACTTCGTTTCTCCAATGGCTATGACGCCGCAGCGCAGAACATCGTTGAGGGCTGTGTCCGCGATAGCCGGGCGCAGATTGCCCGTGCCGAGGTGTCAGCAATCGTCAAGGCCTACATCGAGCGCAACGGCGTTCGCCGTTTCGAGGCTGGCACGTCTGGCGACTATCTCGCCGTGAAGACCTACCTCGCAGAACGCGGGTTCATCCTCACCACCTACGGCCGTTCCACGACATTCATCATCAAGGTTCCCGGTCAACGCGGTCGGCCGAAGCCAATGAACTGGTCGAAGGTGATCCAGTTCGTTGACGGGCTTCGCATGGGCGAGGGGCTGGAGCCTTTGAACCGGAGGAACGCGGCATGACATGGCTCATCATTTCCATCATCGGATTCACAGCCGTCTGCGGCTGCGCTGCCCTCGCGTTCGTCCTCTCCGGTGATGACGACGACTACCAGGAATACGACTGGTGGAGGGATCAGTGATCAACGGAATCGGTCAGCGGTCTTCCCACTCCAGCTGATCGTCGAGAGACGCGGCTGGTGCCCCTCCCTCCGCCGCGTCTCTCATCACATTCACCTTCGGAAACCGTCCTTGCAGCCTCAACACGACGGCTCGGACGGGAACCGACAACGGAACGAAAGTCGAGGACGCCGAAGCCGAGGATACCTCGGCGTCCTCCTGATCCCCGGCAGATGCGGCGGCGGAGCCAGGGAATGGAATAACGGTTGGCCCGAGTGGCGGACCAGACGACGGGGCCCTGGTCCCTGCAAGGATTTTGGCTCCGTCGTCGTCAATATCGGTCCTGCGCATCTGTAGCTCCCTGAACAAGAGCGAACGTAGCGCAGGAGATTTCCAAGGTGTTGGAAAAGTACCCCAAGGATTTGGAGCATTACTCCAAGAGGGAAAAAGGAATGACGGACGCAGTTCTAGCACAAGGGATGATCCGGGAAGCTTTCCCGCGCGATCTCCATGGGGGTTACAAGGCGGCGGTTTATGCCGCTTACCGCTTCATAGCCCCCCGTGTCAGCAAGCAGTTCACACTCCGCCGCGCCAGCGCGATCTGGAACGGCGAAGCTCGTCGCATTGACATGGAAGAAGCCTCGGCTCTCAAGGCCGCGCTGATCGAGGAAGCCAAAAATGAAACAGCACGACTCCGCGCCCGTCTGGTTGCGCTGGATGAGAAAATTTCCGCGTTCGATGCGGTCACGGCTGGCAAAGCGCTGGAGACGAATAGCCGAAATTCGCACCGCGTGGGCTGAGTGGATTCTAAGGGATAGAGACTGATGGATACTGCTATCCGCTTCTTCATCGGGCTTCATCAGCCAGCCGACGCGGTTCATTTTGAGCGTGTGTGCATCAGTATTAAGCGTTTGTGGCGCAGACTGAAGAAAATCCTCTGCAAAGAGGTCATGGTCGACAGTGGGGCATTCACCGAGCTTTTCCTGCATGGCAAATATAGGCATGGCGTAGGTGAGTATGCGGCGGAGTTGTATCGCCTGCACTCTACCGGCGTCGTCAACATCCTTGTGGCCGTTGCACAAGACTACATGTGCGAGCCCTTCATTCTCGCAAAAACCGGCTTGACGATCGCAGATCATCAGCGGCTAACAATCGAGCGCTATGACGCGCTCATCTCGGAGCTTGAGCGTCTTTTTGACGGGCCGGTCCCTTTCCACATTATGCCAGTCCTACAGGGGTTTGCCCCGCAGGATTACGTCAATCACATTCGGATGTACGGCGAGCGCCTCAAACCCGGAATGTGGGTGGGCGTTGGGTCCGTATGCAAACGGCAAGGCGACCCTAGAGCGATAGTAAGCGTGCTGCAAGCGATCACCGCTGAACGACCGGACCTCCTTCTCCACGGGTTTGGTGTCAAGATTACCTCGCTTCTCAACGCTGGTGTTCGCCTCATGCTCGCCACCGCCGACAGCATGGCCTGGAGCTTCGCCGCACGGAAGAAGGGCCGGAACTCCAACGACTGGCGCGAGGCCGCCAATTTCGTCAAGCGCGTGGCCGACGCGGCGAACCAGAACCACCAACCCTGGCAGATGGAGATGTTCGCATGAGAACCTGCGACCCTACCGTTTCGTCGTTCGTAAGCCACGCCGTTCCGATCCCAGAGTGCTGCCCGGTATCAAAGAACCCACGCCCAGGCTCGACCATCCGTGTCTCGTACCTGCCGCGCGGCGTCGTGGTCCCCGTCGAAGTTCTTGAGGAGCGCGTTCGCGGCTATGTCGGCGGCTTCGAAAGCATCCGGGGCATGGAGGAGATGATCCAAGATATCGCTCGCTGGTGCGCCGAAGAGACCGGCGTTCGTGTTCGGGCAGTCGCCGATCTTGTCATCCAGCCACCATATGGCGGCGAGCTGCAAACGATGCGCGTCTCTGCGAGGGCCGCGGCGTGAACGAACTAACCCTCCTCAAGGAAGAAAGAAAAGAGATCCAAGCGGAGATAGATCGTCTTCGCGGATCGATGAACCGTGCCGACAATGGGGTGAAGCATCACAGGATCACCATCCTATCCAGAACGGTTGCGCGGCTGGATCGCGAGATCGCCTCCCTCGATGACAGGAGGGCGAGCGCATGACCTGGTTCTTCGACCCGCTTATTCCACTCCATTATGAATTAATGGTCATCGATATTCCGTGGCCGTTCGATCTCTACAGCGAGGTCGGTGCGAAAAAATCTGCGTCGGCGCAATACGATGTCATGACGGCGTCGCAGATCCTGGCCCTTCCGATCGGTCAGCTCGCCAGCATGAATAGCCTCGTCTATTCGTATGCGACCGCTCCCCTATTGCCGTTCGCGATCCAGGCGCTGCAGGCGTGGGGCTTCACCTACAAGAGCTTCATGGTTTGGCGGAAGACGACGCCGGCGGGCAAGGTCCGCATGGGGACCGGCTACCGCGTCCGCACGACAGCAGAGATCATTCTCGTCGGCACGCTCGGCAACCCGCGTCAGTCGTATGTCCCGCCGACAGTCTTCGACGGAATCGCCCGAGAGCATAGCCGCAAGCCCGATGAATTCTACGCGCTCTGCGAGCGGGTGATGCCTCATGCCCGTCGGGCCGATGTCTTCGCGCGTGAAAGCCGTGCTGGGTGGCACAGCTTCGGCAATGAGGCGACCAAGTTCGACGAGGTGGCGGCATGACCATCACCGATCGCGACCTCATCAAGATCGGCCAGTTGTTCGGCGGACGAGACGCCCAGCACGACACGGCAGAGATTGCCCAGATCATGGGATGCACAGAGGGCGAGATATACAACGCCCTCACCGCTGCCCGTGCAACCTACGAGGCCCACAAGGCTTGGCACAAGGAACACCAGCAGTCCGTCCGTGACAAGAGCGGGGTGGCGGCATGAGCATGCCTCGCCACAACGCAAAGCGAGACGACACGGAACGCGAAATTGTTTCCACTCTGGAGCAGTGCGGTTTCAGCGTCTTCCGCATGGACAAGCCGGTTGACCTCCTTGTCGGCTTCCGCGGCCGGTGCTGGCTCGTGGAATGCAAGTCAAGCGCCAAGGGCTACGGCAAGGATCTGAACAAGAACCAGAAGGATTTTGACAGCGCGTGGCGTGGGCCTCGCGTCGTCATCCTGCGCAGCGCTCAAGACGCCATGGACTGGGCCGTCTCCGTCGCCAGCAAGACGGGGAGGGCGGCATGAGTATTTCTGCCGCTATTCGCCGAATGCTGGCTGCCGGTCTCACGATCGAACAGGCGCTCATTGCTGCGGAATCCTTTGAGGCCGAGGCAGTGACGGCTGCCCCTCCGCTCACCAAACGCCAGGCGCGCAACAAGCGGTACTACGATAAGAAAAAAACGTCGGAATCTCGTCTTAATTCAGACGATCAAGACGTTTCAGACGATCAAGACGCATCCCCCAACCTTTCTTCCCCGAAAGGTTCTTCCCCCACACCCCCTTCTCCTAAACCCCTTCAATCCGTACCCCCTTCGCCCCCTAAAGGGGGCTCTTCCCCCACGGATCGGGCAATCGAGATTTTTTCCGAGCAGGCTTCGCAAGCCGGAATCCCGGTGCCTCGGAAGATCACGGCTGACCGCCGCCGCAAGATCGAGGCCCGGCTTCGGGAGCATGGCGAGGTGGTTTGGGCCGAGGCCTGCCGCCGGATGGCTTCCAGCGCCTTTTGCCGCGGCGAGAACGACCGAGGCTGGCGTGCCGATCTGGATTTCCTCTGCCAGCCGAAAAGCTTCAACGGCTTGATCGAGGGCAAGTACGACGACCGAGCACCACGCCAGTCCCAAGCCCCTCCAAGGCAATCCGCCTTCCGTCAGCACCAAGACGAAATCTACCAACGACTGAAACGCGAGACCGGAGACCGAGATGACCAATTTACCGGCACAACTCTCGACATTGGACCGGGAGATTACCACCCTCACTGAGCAGCTTTCGCCGGCTGGGCCGGATGACATCGCCAAGGCCATTGCCTCGCTGATGGATGGTGGAATGCTCTTCCCGCAGTCGATCAAGGCCGCAGACCCGATTGAGGAATACCGTATCGTCCTCAAAGGCGTGCCGCTTTGCGGTCTTCGCGCCGCGTTCATCAAGCTCAAGCGCGGCGAGTATGTCGATCTCAACCCGGCATTCATTCCGCTCCCTGCGGCTCTTGCGCGGTTGGCGCGAGACGAGGCGGCCGGCAAGACCGCGCTGCGCTGGATGGCCTCAGAGCGCCGACGTGGCCTGCTGGATAGCGCGCAACTCGTCGCCGAGCAGAAGGTGATTTCCCAGGAGAAGCGCCGGAAGGCCAGCGAGATTATCGCCCGGGTGGCCGCCGCACGCCGCGCAGAGGAGGATGCGGCATGAACATCCAGTTCACGGCAAAGACCTTCACCAGCACAGCGGCACTCCTTGCTGATCATGCCGCAGTACGCCGCCGGCTGTTCAACCCGCCCAAGCCGAAGCAGATTGCCGTGGCTGCAGTCGAAACGGCATCCGCCAGGAAACAGGTTTCGCGTGACAAGCTTCGCCAACACGACGCGCACGTCATGGCCTACCGGCGCTGGAAGATCATTTGCATCGGCGGCCCATGCACCATGCATGTCATGAAGCGCTGCGCCGAGGTCGGCTTTTCATTCGAGGACGTCACCGGCCCGAGCCGTCAGCGAGACCTCACCCATTTCCGCCAGATGCTCATGTGGGAATTGAAGACCATCGTGAAGCCGTCGATTTCGTGGCCGGAAATGGGCCGGTTGTTCGGCGGGCGTGATCATACGACCGTGTTGCATGGTGTCAGGGCACATGCGGCCCGCGTCAACGGCAAGGAGGGGTGAGGATGGAAGGGATGAACAACCACCCAGACGTGAAGCGGCTACCTGTCGGGACACCAGTTCGAAAGGTGAAGGGCTACGGCTTCCCCGGCATCGTTGTCGCCGTCTTTACCACCACGGCAGGGAACGTCCGTTTCGTGGTCGAAGCAACAGGCGATGACTATGCCGGCATGCTGCATATCTTCAACGGCGATCAGCTCGCAGCAAATTCCTGAACGGCGGAACACGAGGAACACCACAATGGCAAGCAAGGCACAGAAGCTCAATCGCAAAAGAGCAGGGCGGAAGATAAAGGCAGGCGTAGCCAGGACGGACAGCGGGCAGATTTCCCGTGCCAAGGTTCCGGGCGAAGCGCCTGACAAGGTAGCACGAGATGCGAGGATCAAAATGTTTGGTGTAGATGCGAAGGACGCCAGCACGGCGCAAGCAGCAACGTTCATGGGGCGGCTGTCTCTGATGGGCACGCAGGGCGGCGGTATTTCGGCCGACCAGTACGAGGCTCTCGTCCGGTTCGCCGCGTGCCGGGAGCAATACATGCTTTCGATCAACGCTCCTGACAGCCTCCTCACCAAAGGACAGGGGGGCGCTTCCGGCGAAGACGACGCCGAACACAAGGCACGGCTCAAAGCGCGGTACTTCTCGGCGCGCGCGGCTATCCAGCAGGCACAGGACGAGCATCCCGGATCCAACCTCTGGGCGGTCGTCCAATTCGTCGTCATCGATAATCAGGATTTATCCTACATGATCGGCGATCTGCGAATTGTGGGTAACGCACTTATGCGGCATTATCAGGGGCTTGACCGAAGGCGCGAAGCGGCTTAATTTCATGCGCAGATTGTACGGTCGAATAACTGACCTTATGATAATCAAGGCGACTTAGGTCGCCTTTTTTGTTTCAGGAAGGCGGATAGTCATCCGTGAAGGTTCGAGCCCTGCCGTTCCTTCCCGACCCCATACGGCATAGCCGTAACAGCCTACAGAGATGGCCATATCGCGGCGATGACACGGCACACGTTTTCGATATCGTTGACGCGTCGAGTGTTTGAGTTCGGCGCGGCGAAGACCTCTCCATGCTGCACGTCTATGGAGAGGCAAAGGCGATTGGCTGGCGCTCGGTTGCTTTGGATGTTTTGATCAACATGCAGCCGGGCCAGCGTTGCAACATACAGCCCCATATTCCTGCGCCGTTCGCGCGCCGCATCGTTCTCGGCGTCATCCATCGTCATTCGCAGCACAGCTGCTCCGATTTGATCTTCGCCGCGGCTGGATCCAAAAACAAGAAGATCGGCGCGCACTGAGACCTCGACGCCGGATATTGTTAGCCTTGCCTGGTCGCGAGGGGCTGGCTGAAAGTCTATAACGTTAAGTTGGTTTCGCATCTGCTGGATGGCGTGTAGAACGTCAATCGAATGTGATGCGTCGTCCTGCATAAGGCCGGAAGTCGCCGGATCATCCATACGTTGGCGCAACATTTCTTCCGCTGTGACAAGCGGCCCCATGTTTCGCGCAGGGTCCGTCAGGTATGCGCAGATCGGAGCTCGCGCGTCTTTGTACCGAATGATAGGTGGCTTTTGCGGTGACTTCGCCCGTCTTAGGATACCCATCCGGGCGGTGTCGGAGGAAACCATATAAAGTGCCAGGTCGTTTGCGGAGATGCGTGGCTGTAGGCGATCAGCAACAGGTATCCGTGCCATGGAAGAAATCCTTGCGACTCTCGATCTCGGACAAGGCCGAAGACTACACATAGCGCAACTTTCGCGTCAAACGATTGTGGACGCGGGTGCTGACCATCTAGGGTTTGGCGGGTATTTTCTCTTCGAGACAATTGAGAACAGCCTGTCAAAGGGCATAAGCGTGCTTAGCAAGGCTGTGTCGCTCGACGCGGCCTTTCGAATGGCGGACATCATGACGGGACGCCGCGCCAGCGTCGTCTCATAACCTTTGAACCACTCCCAAGGTTAAGTCCCAAGGTAGCGCCAGAGAGCCCGCCCCGGTCTGTCACCCGGTGGCGGGTTTCTCATTTCAGGAGAGAGCGATGACGTTCACCATCGAATTCGGCTGGTGGCTGCTGCCGCTCGCCGTCACGGTCGTTTCCTACGGCGTGGCGATTTCGAAGTTCTCGTACGGCGGCGGCGACTACAGCTTTCCCGAGGTCGGCAACACCATCCTGCTCATCGTGGCGACTATCCCGGCTCTCACCGCTTGGCTCATCTGGGCCTTGCTCGCCTAACCCCTCCACCCCAGCAGAAAGGAACCAGCATGCGCATGATCCGAAGTCTGATCTATGCGGGCCTCGCCCTTGCGGCTATGGCCTTCACCATCGCAGCGCCGGCCGTCGCGGCCACGCCCACTGATCCCGGTATCTACGAAGCGGTCAAGGCATCGATCGACAAGCCGGCAGTCCTCCAGGCTCATGACGTCGCCGTCGCGCTTCCCAGCGATGCCCCGGCCGTCGATACCATCCGCCATGCGGGACGAAGTTCGGTTGAACCGTCCAGCCTGAACTTTGCCAGCACGCCCGTCGCCGTCGCCGCCTACCTGCATATCGACCCCGGCCGAGCGGGCATCTAATCCCGCCCACCCGAAACGAGAGCCGGGCTTAGGTCCGGCTTCTCAGATGCTTCCCTCTGTATCCTCGGTGGAGGGTAGAGACAGGGGCTTCAAGTCACCCACCACGAATAACCGCGCTCCCTCAGACGGAGAAACGAAATGGCAGGTGAACTTCAGGCAGAAGAAGCAGCCCGCATAATTGGCCTCCCAGCCGAGCAGCTTCGCATATGGGCATATGACCGCGTAGGCCCTCAAAACAGCGGCACGATCAACAAGCCTGAATACAAGGCCGAACATCTACAGCAGTGGCTCCACGACAAGGGGATGCCGCTCGCGCGATCAGTCGGATGAGAAAATGGCACGTGGCAGAAAAGCCGGTTTCCGTATGTCGGATGAGCACCGGGTTAAAATACAGAACAGCAATATCCTCAACGCCTTGATTGAGCACGTTGAGGGTAAGAGAGACATGAGCGCATCGCAGGTCACTGCGGGCGTTGCTCTCCTCAAGAAAGTTCTACCGGATTTGCAGTACACAGAGCATGGGGGCGACCCAGACAACCCGGTAGTCCATGCGGTAGAGTTCCGCATTGTCCGTCCTAGCGGTTGACGTACCGGAGAAGCTGGAGCCGCTTCTTCATCCAAAGCGATACAAGGGGGCATACGGAGGGCGCGGTGGCGCCAAGTCCCATTTCTTCGCAGAGCAGATCGCGGTAAGGGCAGCAACAGCAGCAACACGCGTCGTCTGCATTCGTGAGGTGCAGAATTCCATCAAGGATTCGGTGCGCCAGCTTATCGTGGACAAGATATTGCTCCATGGGCTGGAAAGCTGCCTTGAGATTCTGGAAGCGGAGATCAGAGGGAAGGCTGGGACACCCGCAGAGGGCTCGCTGATCGTCTTCAAGGGCATGCAGTCCTACAACGCGGCGAACATCAAATCACTTGAGGGGTTCGATATCGCGTGGGTGGAGGAGGCGCAGACCTTCTCGCAGGCTTCCCTTGATATGCTGAGACCAACGCTTCGTAAGCCTGGGTCAGAACTCTGGTTTTCATGGAACCCGCGCTACAAGACAGACCCGGTGGATGTGTTCTTTCGCAAGCGCCCGCCGGCAGACAGCGTTTCAGTCCCGATCAACTGGCAGGATAACCCCTGGTTCAAGAGCACACCGCTCTATCAGGACATGCTTGATGACTATGCGGCTGATGCTGACAAAGCAGAGCATGTCTGGGGCGGTGCCTATGGTGCGGGACAAGGCGCTATCCTCGCACGCTGGATTAACAAGGCGGAGCGCGAGGGGCGCATAAACTCCAATGTCGTGTTTGACCCCAAGGGGCCGAGCATCGAAATAAGCTCTGACATTGGTTTCAGAGACACCGCAAGCTGGTGGTTCTGGCAAAGGCAGCTCGGCGGGCAAAAGCTCCTCGGCTATATTGGCGCTTCCGGAATGGATGCTGACGACTGGATACCGGAGCTGGTTCGACAGGCAGGGGAGTGGGGCATTCCTGCTAACCGCATAGGCAAAATATATCTACCCCCGGATGCCAAGGCGAAAACGTTCCAGTCCAAGCATTCGAGCATGGAAAAGTTTCTCCGCCATTTTGGCGCGCAGGTAATGGCGGAGCCGGTCGCATCCAAGAAGGGCGACCAGATAAGCGCCGCTCGATATGTCATCGATAAATGCGAATTCCACAAGGAGCGTTGCGAAGACGGTCTAGATGGCCTCGGCGCATGGGAATTTGAATACAATGAAGACACGTTGGTGTTTTCGCGGGAGCCAAAGCACAATTGGGCATCGCACCCAGGCGACAGCTTCGCATACGGCGCCCAACGAATGCAGGGGCTTGTTGCCCCGCCGCAGCCTGAACCGGAACGCCACCTAGAGGTTGGTCCCGGCAACACAGCAACACTAGACGATCTATGGAACAGCCAGCCCGCACCAACGGGCGGAAGGATCTGATATGCCAGCCTTGATGCCGTTCACGCCCACGAATTCGGTAACGCGCGCCGTCACTACGTCTTCGGCCAGCGTTGCCTTGGCTCGAAAGGGCGCAAACCAGGTGCTGATCTACGCGCCGGCCGCCAATGCTGTTGCCTTCATCAAGTTTGGTGACAGCACGGTTACGGCGACAACGTCGGATATCGCGATTGCCCCCGGTTTCAATCGCATCTTCACTATTCCCCCGGATGTGACCCATGTTGCTGCGATCACGGCGGCATCGACGGCCACTCTGTATTTCACCAACGGTGACGGCCAGTAATGGCAAAGCCCCAGAACCCCGACGGGCGGACGTGGGAGCGCTGGAAAAGCGCGCTCGATTTCGCCCTGAAGGACAAGACCTATACCGAGTGGCTTCAGCGCTGCGAGAAGATCAACAAGCGCTATCGCGACGACCGGCAGAACCCGTCTGAAATCGGGCGCCGCAGGATGAATATCCTTTGGTCGAATGTGCAGACGCTCATGCCGGCAGTCTATGCCAAGATGCCCAAGCCGATTGTCGAGCGCCGGTTTCTTGACAGGGACAAGGCCGCACGCCTCGCCAGCACCATTCTTGAGCGCACATTGTCTATGCAGCTTGAGATAAGTGGATTCCATGAAGGCACGAAGCAAAGCGTTCTGGACTGGCTCCTCGGCGGCTTCGGTCAGGTGTGGGTGCGCTATGAACCGCAGTTCGAGCCGGAAGTAGAGGCCGTAGAGAACGCTGAAATTCAGCAGCAAGACCAGTCGGAATCCGATTATCAGGAGAACGGGGACGGCTCTCCTTACGACAAGCTGGCTTATGAAAAGGTTTGCGTCGATTACGTCTTCTACCGCGATTTCGTGTGGGGGTCTGCCCGCTTCTGGAGCGAGGTGCCATGGGTCGCCAAGCGCTCATGGCTGACCCGCTCGGAGATTGCCGAAAAGTTCTATGACGGCGATCTGGATAAGGCAAAGGCCATCACGCTCGACTATACGCCCGACCGCATGGGCGATGGCATGCAGCTTTCCGACGAGACCAAGAGCTTCTTCAAAAAGGCCGAAGTCTGGGAAATCTGGAACAAGGCCGATCAGACGGTCTATTTCATCCCGCCCGGTACGCCCGGTGTTGTACTGAAGGAAGAGAAAAACCCCGTCCTTCAGCTTGAAGGTTTCTGGCCATGCCCGCGCCCTCTCTTCGCAACGCAGACGAACGAGACGCTTGTTCCTGTCCCTGATTACGTCGAATATCAGGACCAGGCGGCAGAACTTGACGATCTGACCGGTCGCATTGCCGCCCTGACAACGGCTCTACGCGCAAATGGCGTCTATGACGCATCGGTGCCTCAGCTCGCCCGCCTCCTTCAGGATGGGCAGGACAACAAGCTTGTGCCGGTGGATCAGTGGGCAGCCTTTGCAGAGAAGGGCGGCATTCCCGGCGCTATCAGCCTCGTTCCCATCAAGGAAATCGCTGAAGTCCTGATCGGGCTCTACAACGCACGCCAGCAGGTCAAGGGCGATTTGTATGAAGTCACCGGCATGTCGGATATCATCCGGGGGCAGGGCGACAAGAACGAGACAGCGACGGCGCAGCGCATCAAGGGCCAGTTTGCGTCCATGCGCCTTGAGGACCGCCGTTCAGAGGTGGCGCGCTTCTGCCGTGATACCATCGCCATCATGGCGGAAGTCATTTCGGAAATGTTCTCGGAGGAAAGTCTCCTTCAGATGTCTGGCATGAGCCAGATGTTCGAAGAGGAGATTCAGAAGGCGCTTGAGAGCGTTCCACCCCCGCCTCAGCCGCCGCAGGATGCCCCGCCAGAGCAGATGCAGCAAATGCAGATGATGGCCATGCAGGCCTATCAGCAGAAGCAGCAAATGGCGGTTCAGCAGGCCCAGCAGGAGGCCATGCAGAATTTCCAGAAGGCCGTTGATATCCTTCGCTCGGACAAACTGCGCGGCTTCCGCGTCGATATCGAGACAGACAGCACGATTGCCGCCGATCTCGAAGCCGACAAGATGGCCGCGACCGAACTGGTGAAATCCACGTTCGAGGGCCTGATGGGCGCCGGCCAGATCGTTATGCAGGCGCCGGAGCTTCTGGAGCCGATGGGCCAGCTTCTCATGTTCGCTTATCGCCGGTTCCGCGTCGGGCGAACGGTAGAGGCATCGCTGGAAGACGCGCTCGACCAGATGGCAAAGCGCATCCAGAACGCCCCGCAGCAACCGTCGCCTGAAGAGATCAAGGCCAAGGCGGAAATGGAAAAGCAGCAGGCCGAAAGCCAGCGAGATCAGCAGAAGCACGATTTCGAGATGCAGGCAAAGGCGGCTGACTTCCAGATGGACCAGCAGCGCAACGCCATGGAAATGGAAGCGATGCGCGCCGAACTTGAGATAGAGCGTGAACGCCTTGAGATGGAACGCGAAAAACTCGCCATCCAGGAGCGGTCCATGATCCTCAAGGCGCAGATCGATAGCCAGAAGCTTCAGCAGCAGGGCCAGAGCGCCCAGATGCAGCACCTGATGAAGATCGAGCAGGCCGAGCACGGCCACGACCTCAACATGCAGACCATGGAAGCCAAAGCGCAAGCTGCTAAGCAGCAGGCGACGGCAAAACCGAAGGAGAAGGCATGACCCCCGTCGAGAAGATGGCCGAAGCCTATTGGAACGCCTTCCGCGACGGATTCGCCCGCGTTGGCGGCGATCCGAAGCAATACCCCACATGGAAGGGCGGGAAGGATCCGAACACCCGCGCCGTGCAGAGCGAAACACTCCGCTGCATGCGTCACGCCGTGGAAGCCCTCAAGCCTTTCTGGGGAAAGGATTTCGATGAAATCTTTCAGGATAAACCCGTCAAGCGGTCGGCGGCTCGCACGGTCCAGGATGATCTGATGGCGGAGAAGCTGAAATGATGCCTTACATCAGACCGCCCATCGTGGAAGCTCCACGGCTTCCTCCCGAAACCATAAAGATGGACGCGGAAGAAGGTGGGGCTTTAGTCCGGGCGCTGGTTTCGCACTATAAGCGGATTGGCCGGACGTTCCGCCCCGATTTTTTTGAAACAAGCTTCACAGCGCTCCTCTATGGGATCGATAAGGAAACGTTGATCAAGTTGGTCGAGGCAGGATTAGTCCCTCAGGGGATTAAAACGCCTTGGGGCGTATGGGTTAAGCCATGACCCAGCGTCATTGCCGCATCTGCAAGGGCTGGCATGACATGGGTGAGCCGTGGCCGATGGAGTGCGCCGGCCACTACGGGCAGCGTGGACAGCGCTCTGACGCAATCCCCACGCCCATGCTCGCACTCGATACTATCGACCCCCTCCAGCACCCCGCCGACGGTCGATACTACACCAGCAAGTCGGAAATCCGGCGTGTGGCGAAGGCTCACAACCTGATCGAGGTTGGCACCGAGCGCCAGACCGACAACCGCAAGAATGATGCCGTCACGCGCGATGAAGTGGGCGCGGCAATCCAGAAGCTCAATCAGGGCTACCGGCCCAATGTTCAGAGCGAACCCCTAAGCTAAGGAAAAGTCATGGAAACGGAAGCACAATCCGTCCCGGAAGCGGGCGCGGAACGCGACGACGTGCATGCAGATGTTCGGGCGGCGTTCGAATCCTTCAAGACCAAGGAAGTCGAGACGGACGCCAAGCCCGCAGAGCAGGGCGAAAGCCGTACTCGCAACGAACAAGGCCAATTCACCAAGGCGGACAGCGCGGCAACGCAGCAGCCCGCAGAAAAAGCATCCGACGCGGACCCAGCACAGGAAACCCTCCAGCAGTCTTCACAGGCTCTGGAAGCTCCGACGAGCTGGTCGGCTGACGCCAAAGCCAAATGGGCTACCCTCGACCCCTCCATTCAAGCGGAGATTGCGCGTCGAGAGAAGAACATGAGCGAGGGCGGTCAGAAATGGTCCGAGGAGAAGAGAGGCTATGAGGAAACTCTGGCTCCAGTCCGTACCATGGCGCAACGGTACGGTGTCAACGAGCGCGAGGGGCTGAACCGCCTTCTCGCGGCCAACGACTATTTGGAGCGAGATCCGCAAGCTGCAATCGCGTGGCTCGCCCAATCCTATGGCGTCGATCTCTCCAGCCTCAACCAGACACTTGAAGAGCGGCCAAAGGCTGACCCGATGGTGTCGCAGCTTCACCAGGAACTCAACAACCTCAAGGCGTCCCTTCAGGAGCGAGAGGCCCAGGAAATCCATGCAGAACTCTCAAAGTTCGCATCGGCTCCAGGCCATGAGCACTTCGATAAGGTTCGCGTGCCTATGGGCAAGCTCATTTCTCAAGGGCTCGCTTCCAGCATGGAAGAAGCCTACGAAAAAGCCGTATGGGCCGACCCAGAACTTCGCGCTTCGCTGATCGCGGCTCAAACCGCAACGCAGCAGGCGGACCGAAAGGCCAAGGAGCAGGCGGACAAGGCCCGTAGAGGCGCCATTTCCGTCAACGGCAGCCCGAGCACGGGTGCAACGCCGGTTCCCAAGAGGGAATACGAGACCGTGGAAGAAGCTACGCGCGCCGCGTGGGCCACCCACATGGGCCGATAACCTCACCCTTCCAAAGGACTTGAAACATGGCTTATCCCAATCCCTCGATTGGTGATATCGTCGCGACCACGATTGAAAATCGTTCGAAAAAGGCCGCTGACAACATCACCCGTAACAACGCGCTGCTCAATCGCATGAGCCGCCGTGGCACCGCCAAGCCGTTTTCTGGCGGTCGCAACATCTGGCAGGAACTCGAATACGCCCAGAACTCCACGGTTCAGTGGTATTCGGGCTACGAGCAGATCAACGTCTCTCCGAGCCAGATCTTCACTGCTGCTGAATTCCCGATCCGCCAGGCGGCTGTTGCCGTCTCGATTTCGGGTCTGGAAGAACTCCAGAACGCTGGTGAAGAGCAGATGATCGACCTCATTGCAGGTCGCGTCAACAATGCCGAATCCACGCTTCAGGCGCTCATTGCCCAAGGCATGTATTCGGACGGTTCCGAGCCGAAGCAGATCAGCGGTCTCCAGCAGCTCGTCGCGGCCACCCCGACCAACTCGGTAGGCGGCATCGACGGCAACACCTGGGAATTCTGGCGCAACATCGCCTACGGTTCCGTCACCAATGGCGGCGCGGCAACCACCTCTGCGAATATCCGCCGCTACATGGATGCCATCTATGTGCAGCTCGTTCGCGGCACGGACAAGCCCGACCTCATCGTTGGCGACAATACGACGTGGACCCTGTTCAACGAATCCCTCCAGCCGCTCCAGCGGTTCCAGGATTCCGACATGGCGAGCGCCGGCTTCGTCAACCTCACCTACATGGGCAACATTCCCGTTGTCCTCGACGGTGGTTTCCAGGGCTATTCCTCGGATGTGGTCCCGGTCGGCGGTGCGCCGTCTGGCTACATGTACTTCCTCAACACGAAGTACCTGCACTATCGCCCGCACCGTGAGCGCAACTTTGTTCCGCTCAACCCGGATCGCTACTCGATCAATCAGGATGCCGTCGTGAAGCTCATGGCCTGGGCCGGCAACATGACGATCTCCAACCGTCGCCTTCAGGGCGTCCTCTACCCGGCATAAGGAGACAAGCACATGTCTTTCGCAACTCTCTAC